CTCTTGCGACTGCTCGCCACCTTGCAAATGCGAAGTGCTCGAATGGCCGCCGACGACCGGATCGACTCCGCCCGCCTTCTGCTTCGAGCTGGCATTCGCGATCGCTTCCTCGGCCTTCTTATCAGCCGCCGCTTTCGCGTCGGCCAAATGCTTGATGAAGGCCGTTTGCGCGGCTTGCACCGTCGCGCCGGCTTCCATTTGGGCGAGAATCCAGTCGGACGGCGCGCCGGGGCAATTCGCCTTGAGCTCGGCCAGGGTCGCGGCTTTCGGTTCGGTTTGGGTCGCGGTCATGCGCATATGCTCCATTTGCTGTTTTCGAGTCGCCGCGAGGGCGACCAACTCGCCCACCGCTTCGTCGAGAGTTTTGACGCCGTCGATCAGTCCGGCTCGTAACGCATCGGCTGCCAAAAACACCCGACCGTCCGAAACTTGTGCCACCTGTCCCGCGCTCATTTTCCGGCCGGCTTGTACCGCGGCCTTGAAGTGAGCATGAATTTGATCTACTCGGGCCTGAGCCTGCGCCACTTGCTGGGGCGTGACCTCTTGGCCGAATTCGCCGACCGACTTGTTCTCGCCGGCCTTGATCACGTAGGTCTTAATCCCGGCCTTGTCGGCCGCTTTCGACGTGTCCCAAATCACGCCGCCATAGACCCCGATGCTTCCGATCGACGTGAGAGCGTTCGCGGCGTAAACGCGATCCGCTTGGGCTCCGATCCAGTAAGCGGCCGACGCCATCAAATCGGATGCGTAGGTGCAAACTGGCTTCTTCGCTTTCGCGGCTGCGACTGCTTCGGCGACGTCGGTCGTACCGGCCACGGTCCCGCCCGGCGAATCGACCGCCAACAGGATCGCATCCACGGTCGGATCATTGGCGGCTGCGCGAATCGCCCGCGACAAGTCAGGAAGGGTTGCGCCTGAGTCTTGCCACCACGGGAGCGACTTGCCGAGCACGCCCGAAACGGAAATCAATGCGATTCCCGGTTCGATGAAATCGTAGGGAGCCTGAGCGGTCGCTTTCCCTCCGTTCGCAGCAATCAAGCGCGACTGCGGCGGCTGGGATAGCCACTCGGAAATCCGCACAAATGCGGGCTCGTGAATCGCCCACATGTCGTTCAGGTCTACGTCCATGTCGCGGAATAGTGCATCGGGGTCGGAAGATGTCAAGCGCCAGAATTCACGCCAGGATCGCCGCTCGTCGCGTCGGAGCCGGCGCTCGCCTGTTGGCCGCTCGTCGCTTTCGCGTCGCGCCAGTCGCCGGCTAAATCGCGCCAGTTGACGTTCGGGGCGATGGCCTCGAACTGCTTGTTGATCGCGTCGGCCCGCTCGATCGCTTTCACGATCAGCTTCGCCCGGTCGTCAACGATCGCCGACGACACCTCGTCCCAGTCGCGACCCGATTCCGCGACGACCGCCGAAGCGCTTTCGAGGTTTCGCGAGATGCGTAGGTCGTCGGCCTGCGCGTCCTTGAGCGGTTCGATGTAGGCCCACTTGGGACGCTTCCAAGTGTGGCCGTAAGGGTTGACCGTGCTCGGCAAGTTTCGCAAAGCAGGATCGCGGGCAATCCACTCGCGCACCTTCCACCGCAAAACGGGATCGTGAAAGTTGCGCCGCAGCCAGTCCTGACGCTGCTTGAATCGCATCCGCGACTGATCGATCGCTCCGCGCCAACTGCTGAAATTCGTTCGCGACGGGTCGAGCAAAAACACGACCAGCGGGAGGTCGAGATTGATCGCGACAATTCCGAGGATCATCGACATATGCGGGAAAAATTCTTGATTCGGCACGTTGGGCGCGAACCCGGTCAGCTTCTCGCCAGGGTCGCCCGTAATCTGCTGAGCGAGCCCCGTGCGCTCGACGACACGCGACGAACCGTCGACAAGACTCTCGGTCGTGCGCGAGCCACCCTGTCGACCGCTTTGCACTTTCGCGTCGACGTCGTACTCGCGAAAGATCGCGATGAACGACGCGACTTTCGCTTTGAGCAGCGTCGCGAATTGCAAGTCTTCGTGATACTGAATCGGCACGACCGAAGGAGCGAACGCCGTCACGCCGCGCGTCTGGCTCATCCGCTTCGGATCGTACAAGTGCAAGCAGTTCAGAAACCCTTCCGAGTCCCGTTTCGGAATCCGGCGAAAGTTGTTCGACGGCGTCACGTTTTGCAGCGGGTTGATCTGGTCGGCCGTGATCCAGTACGCGACGCGCTGCCGTCCCGCGTTGAGCTCGACGCCATGCACGATTTTGTCGGAGTTGAACACGCCGAACGGATTGCGCAGGTGATGGGCTTCCTTCCACTGGATCGAGCCGCGGTTCGTCAAGAGCGGGATCGCGTCGCCATCGACGATCACGTTCCGCATGGCCGCTTGCTCAAAATCCTGAAAGCACTTTTCGCCTTCGAAATCGCACAGCTCAGGCGACTCGGCCCACTCTCGCCAGCGTAACTTCCATTCGGTGTCGAGCCCTTCGTCGCCAGTGTCGGGGTCGAACGTGAAACCCTCTTGCAAAATGTTCGCGACGACGCGCGTCACGCCTTGGCCGACCACCATGTTATCGCGATCAAAAAACCGGGCCCGCTCCAACATTCGCAGGTATTCGTTTTCGGTGCGGTAGTGATAATCCGCGCCGCTCCCCATCGGAGAGATGCCAGGAGGTGTCGGCAAGTAGCGGCCGTTCGACGCCGCGAAGTAGCTCGCCTTGAACTCGGCGAATTGTTCGTCGAACTGTTTGGCGATGACCGGCGAGAGTTGCGTGAGTGACTTAAGCTCGTCCTCGTACTTGTGGGCCATTAGTCGCGCTCCGTGAAGGCCGAGAAGTCATGGTGTAAGCTGGCGGGCGGATCGCTCGCCGAGGGATTCGCCGCGAGCCACGCCTGGGCGTACTCCATCGCCTTCGTGATCTCGGCGAGCTCGAACTTGACGCGCGAGCGGTCGGCGCCTTCCGACTCGGCCGGCAGCATGACGAGCAAGCGCCGGCAGGCCGTGATGAACGAGCGACAAGCGGACTGGTCGCCGTCCTCCTCGTAGCTCGAGTAAGTGACGTAGTTTTGGCGAATCGTCGCCAGCGTCGGAGTGGTCGCCATATTCGGCCCTCAATAAAAAACGCCCCGCCGTGCTTGAGGTCACAGCGGGGCGTTCGCGGTCGCAGACCCCTCCCAGGATCAGGATGCCGGGAGTAGTGCATCGGGGCTGGTATCTGTCAAGTTCCGACCGACTCGTCGACGCCGGCCTCGTACTGCTCCAGCACGTAGCGAATCGCGTCGGGGTGCGACTTGACGGGGTTTCCATTCCGCAACTTGCATCCGCTACTTTCGAGCGCTCGACGCAAGCGACACAAGCCGGCCCTTTGCTCGGCGTAGAACAGCGGGACCTCGACCGAGTGGATCATGCCGCCGTCGAGGTCCTCGACGAAGGGCAAGGAAATTCCCACCGAGGGGCCGTCCTCACGGCACGAACTCGGGGCCGTGCATTTCGAACCGGTTCCGTCACGATCGCTGCATTGCTTCACTCTTGCCATGTCGGCCTCCATTCCGTGCTGTAAAAAGATCGACCGTCCGGTAGCACGGGCCCGGCGTCGTCCTGGGAGTGATCTGGCGCGACCGGCCGCTCGCTGGGAGCCGGTTCGTGTTCCGCTTCCGCCAACACGCGAAAGCCGCACATATGGCCGGCGACGCACGCGTAGGACGTCGCATCGAAGAAGTGGTTAGGCTTCTGGGCTTTGTTCATCCACACATGCACCACTCCGAAGCCAGGGACGGGCTTCTCCTCGAGCTGCTCGTTCGTGAGATGCTTGGTGTACGTGTTGTGTTCTTTCTCGCTCGCGGCGAACAATTCCAGGCTGCCGCGCTCGCCTTCCTTGCCGCGAAGTCGGTCGTGAATCCAGCTCTTCCAATGGTCGGTATCGAGTTGCACGACATGCACTCGCTCTTTCGCGAACCGCGTCACGAAGTAGCGTTGCCCGATGTAGATCACGGTTCCGCCTGACTTGCTGGGGTGCGTGTACTTGCGCCGTTCGTGCTGACCAACGCCTTGACCTTGGCAGCAGACCCAGACGTCGCTCGACTTCGCGACTCCGCCATTTACCGACCGCATGAACTCTTGCACGGCGTCCGTTTCCCAATTGCAATCGACGAGCACCTTGTCGGCCAGCATTACTTCGCCGCGGCCCATCACGGTCCAGCCTTGATTTTCAAAGCGATCGTGCAAGTCTCGCAGCGCCTTGAATACTGCCACCTTCACGTCGAATCCGTTCGGATCGTCGGCGTTGCGCTTGCTCGGAACGTCAAAAATTCCGTAGTCGACGACATGCGCTCGGCCGCTCGCGCGCCATGCGATCACGACGAAGTGGCCGAAGTATTTCCCCAAGTCGACGCCGACCGTGATGTACTTCGTGTCCTCGGGGCACGAGCCACGCGAATACTGGGCCTGTCGACGCGCGACGCGATGCGAATTAAGCGGTTCGATTCCGAGCGACGTCGGCACGTAAGGCAGCGCCCAGACGAACTGCGAAAGTTTCTTTTCGGCGCTGATCCCGGCTTCCGACTCCTTTTCGAGCTGGGACGCCTTCCACTCGTCGACCGCGATGTCGCCGGCGCTCAACAGCAGGTTGTTCGCCATCGACCAACGAAACCACAGCCGCTCCGTTTGCGGCGGGTCGCCATGAATCTCGCCGCGTTCGTCGATCGTTTGGCCGGCGTGCAACAACTGCCCCGCCAAGTTGGCCGAGCGACGATCTGCTTCGCTCCACGCTTGCGAGCACGAAGGGCACGCGAAATAAGCCTTCTCGGCCGCTTCGAGCTCGTTCGCCGATCCTTGCCACCCGCGCAAGTGTTCGCGTTCGGGAGTCACCCACGCTTCGCACTTCGGACAGGGGAGCACGATCCGCGACTTCGTCGACAACTCGCGAGCCGAGTACGGGAGCTCGGCCTCGATCGTCGCCGTTCCCTCGACGACCAGCCGCCGCAGTCGCCGCGGTACGGCCTGCATGCGTGCGCGCAATTGGTCGAGCGGGTCGGCCTCTTGCGAGTTTTCACCGGCCGCCGAAAACCGAGCGGCCTCGGTCACGAACACGCCGCCCTCGGCCGTGAAGCCGGCCCGCTGCGTATCGTCGCCGCCCGCCGTCATG